TTTCCGGTCTTTGACAGGTCTCTTTGTGACTTAGCGGCGAACCGCTCCACCCGCTTTTGGTTGTCCGCCATGGCCTTGGCGAACTGCTTATCCTTGGCGGTTAAGATGATGTTTAGTTCTTGAGCGGAAATTGCCACTTTTATCCGTACCTTTCCGCCAACGCCCTCGCATCAGCTAAGCTGGGCGCGTCGCTGCCAGGCTGTTTTGGACTGTTTGCCTTCTGCCAACCATCGAATACTAGCCGAACATCACGCGGGATCATAGCACGGATTTCGACGGGCTTTAGGCCGGCGACGATCCCGCTTCGGATAAGGGATCGGACGTTAAATCTGCCGTCGCCTTTCGAACCCGCTTTTTTTTTACAGTTGGCGTCTGATCCAGCGCATCAGGCATGAGAGCGATTCCCAACACCGCCTGGGCAATCTGGTAATAGCGGAGCAGCATCTCAGCGCCGCCCGCCTCGATGATCTTGTCAGCTTGCGCATCAGACTTGCCGCCACCGACCAATGCTAGCGCCAGCAAATCCTTTACCTCTTTTGACGTCGGTTTTTGCCCGCGCCCAAAGAAGCCATCCCATAGATCAAATATCCCGCGGTGCTGATCTTCAAAGCGCTCAATTTCGGCGCAGCGCAGCAAGAACACATGGGAGGCGTTGCCAACTATTTCGACAACGCCTCCGCGCGGGGCCTTAGCCGTGATCGTCATTATGCCGCCGTGAACGTCACCGCGCCATTAGACTCAAGCGAGGCTGAGAACGTGACCGCGCCCTCCGTGTCACCGCCAAAGTCAAGCGATGTGACGCGGAATTCGCCGGCATACGTCCCGAAGTCTGGCACGACAATCTCAAAATTGGCGACCGGATCTGCCTGCATGGCAATGGTATTAAGCCGGCCTTCCTGAGCGCTTTCGTCGAGGAAAATGCCGTCGCCAGACAGGCTGACCGACTTTAGGCCGTTCAGGCTTTGCGCCCAGAGCGCGCCACCCGGCGTGGCCGCGTCTGGCGTCGTCACGTCGATTGCGGTATTGTTAATGGTCAGACTTTTGCTGTTCATGCCGGCAAATGCCGTGAACGCCTCAGACGCAGCACCATCGCCGATTTTTAGCAGTAGAGAGCGGCCTAATTGTTTTGCCATCGTCTCGATCCTTTCAATTTACGCGAGCGCCCACCTCGCAACCGGGCAGGACCGCTAGGCGGTTTCCATCAGCGCCGAAAACATGATTGTCGCGGTGTAGCCTCTGCCCGCAGCATCATCACGGTCGGCGTAATATTGTTCGCAAATCAACTCGACCAGGGTGAACCCGGTCGGGCTTACAGCGCTTTCTTGACGGTGCAACGCTTCCCGGATCGCCTCTGCGATGCGCGATGCCTCGACACGTCCGGTGGAACGCGAGTGCGCTACCAAAGTCAGAGCAACGTCGGCGCTGGTCGATCCATCCGTGTCGAACGTGTCGGCCACAATGTTGCCAAAACGAGCATAAGGATAAACCGCATTTGCCGGCGGCTCGTCATATAGCCGGGTTGAGATCAAATCAGTCACGCCGCTATCAGTCAGCAGCGCAACCCGAACCGCTTTTTGCAGGGCGAGCGAAAAGCCATCACTCATTTGAAGCCCGCCTCTTTCGCGGCCTTGCGGATCGCGCGCTTGATCCGTCCAGCGTGTTTTTTTCCTAGCAAAGATTGCGTGCGGCGCATGAATGGCATGGGCTCAGTTATGCCGCGATTAAGCAGCCCTCTGCGGCCAGGAACTCGTCGCTTGCGCGTGTACCGCCGCCCGAATTCAATAGAAAGCGCCTTGGCTTGGCTCGGCCCATCATCTGGCGCGGCTTCTACCGATGCGCTCAACGATCCGGGTTGAAAGTCGAATTTTGCGTAAATGCCGCGCTTAAGATCGCCGCTATCGACAGGCGCAAGAGTGCGAGCCCAGCGCACACCCTCAAGAGTCGAAGTGCGGATTGCATCGCCGATAAGTTTACGCTGTATCCGTGGCAAATCTTTGAACGATTTTACGACCGTTTTCGCTTCGACCCTCATGCTGCAACGCCCTTTTCGAGGAGCATCTCTAGTACTTCGCCCATAGAGTCAACTTGAGATATGGATCGGATCGCCCACACCGCATCACGCGCATAGACTCGGTCAGCAACCGTTATCGCTTTTGTCGTAGTATCGGCGCGAACTCGCATTGTCGCCGCCGCCACATCTTGCAGCGCGCCGCCTTCGATTGCTTCCTTGCCGAGACGCTCGCGAAAATCTGCGTGACGATAAGCGTGATCGGCCCAGGCTGCTGTTGTGTTCCCGTAGTCATCAGCAGACGATGCCATCCGCTGGAAAGTCACACGATCCCGAAAGAATCCGGCTCTAGCCATAGAACCGCTCCCGGTGCAGATTCAGCAAATCTTCAAAGCCGAACGGCAGCGTTTTGCTGTTCACGCCGATTAGCTCATTTTCGCGGTTCTCATACCAGTACGCCACCAGCATAAGCATGGCGTGGCGGATCGTGTCCGGCACGTCTGTCGGCGCATCGCCGTAGCCAATCACATATTCGATCTTGATAGCGTCTTGACGGACTTGTGTCGTTGGCCAATTGTATCCGGTCTTTGGCTTTACCGTCTTATTGTGAGACAGACCAAAAACATCATAATTCGCCAAAGTGTCAGTTTGCAGATCGCCGTTCGTGTCATAGTATTTAACCGCCGTCACTGACTGCACCGGGCCAAGCTGCAACGCCACCTCGCGTGGCGGCGTATGGCTCATCCATTGCGCCCATGTTTGCGTGATAAGCCCTTGGCCTAACATGCCGTTTGCGTCAACCGTGGCAATGCCGGCGTTGATTAGCCGATCTAAATAAATGTCCTCGTCATCATGCTCTATGCGTAACTGGGCCTTCACGTCTGCCAAATTGATAGGCAGCGCGGTAGGGCCGGTCACACGTTCGAGCAGATGCAAGTCGTTCATTTCGCTGCCTTACGCGTAGCGGTTTTCTTGATCGCAGTTTCGACTTTGTCAGCCGTATCCACCACTTCGCCGATACCGTTTTCGATCAACCGCTTCGCATAGGCGGCATCAGTGACGTCGATGATATCGCCAGGATTATGGCAAAAGTTAATCCCAGCCATGGACGTAAGCATCCTAATCTTCATGGCAATCTCCCGATAGGGCGGAGCCGAAGCCCCGCCCAAGCCCCACTACGACGCGGCAGTGATCAGGTGCTTGACCGCTGCGGTGTTGGCCAACACGCCGTCGAACCGGATCAAACCGGCAATGCCGAGATCAGGCCAGAAGCGCTCGCGAACCACGGTGACAACCGGCGCGCCGACTTTCCGGACATAGAATTTCGACATATCGCCGAAGATCATGACCTTTTTAGCAGCCGCCAGCGAGTCCATCGCCTGGTTCACGTAGTAGCGATAACCCAGGATCGAACCCGGCACGCCCACCTGATAGTTGCCCATCTGCCACAGGTAGTTGCCGTCGCCGTCTTTCAGCTTGCGGATAGCAGCCAGTGTGCTGTCGTTCAGCATAAAAGCCGCTTTCGGGCTGGACCGGTAGGCCGGATCGACCGAATGCAGCAGATCGATAATTTCGTCTGCCGTGATGGCCGCCGTGCCCGCCGCGGTCTTGCCGAGGCTGGAACCGGTCACGATGCCCTGCACGTCAGACGAACCGCTGCCAGTGGTCAGCTTGCTGTTTGCCATCCGGCCCAGACGCTCGCCAAGCAGGTTGCCGAGGATCGGCTCCATGTTGAAGATGCTGTCCTGAGCGAGTTCGTAGGACCACTTCACCCACTCAGTGTCGAACGCATAAGCGCCAAGCTGAGCCTGACCGAACGTCACGTCGCTGCCGCCATCGTCGGTCAGTGCAGTGCCTTCAGTGTGAGCAACAGCAACCGAGGCGGTGTCGTTCACGGTCGGAATGTTGAACGTAGCGCCGGTGGACGTGTTCAGCGTGGTGCAAATGTCCTCGCTGTACATCGGGCCATAGGCGGCCATTGCTTGGTCGATGAAATTCGCCAGCTCGACCGGAACGGTGTAACCGCCGGCGCTGTTGGTGCCAGCAGTTTGGATGCGCGCTTCGACGTTCTGCACGCCCGCCCGCAGCACACCGCGCACTTCCGGGTCCAGCCCGTCAATGCCGCCGTTGCGGATCAGCTCATAAAACGCTTCGCGGTAGGCAATCGCCTTGCCGGTATCGACGCCGCGGCCTTCGGCATTGGCCGGAACCGGGCGCTTGGAGATATCCACCTCTTTCGCGCGGGCTTCGACGGCCTCGACCTGCTCGTGGCGTTCCACCAGCTTCGAAAGCCGGTCATGTTCGGCCATGGCGGCGTCAAACTCGCGTTCGATTTCCGCGGCGCGCGCCTCGTCGGTGCTATCGGTAACTTCATTTAGCTTAGAGCGGGCTTCGGTCGCGATCCGCGCCATCTGCTCCCGCAGGGTCTTAATATCAGCCATCTAGGGCCTCCATCTAAGGGACTGGACGTCATCACGACGTTCACTCCGAGCCTTGCCCAAGGGCCGGGATAGGGCAGAAAGAGCGAGAGCCGCCCTTACATGGTCAGCAGTTCGCGCTTCATGCGGAGCCGCCGAATTGCCTGAGATTGCGCCTGACGTTCCGCTCGGAACGCCTCCAGGCTGCGCAAGCCAATCTCGGTGCCTTCGTATGCCGGCGTGGTAACGATGCTGACATCGTGAAGCGCAACGTCTTCAATCGTGCGTTTTGGAATGTCTCCGCTATCGTCCCACGTTTGGCGCATCGGAACGAATGCAAACGACATCTTGTCCAGATCGCCGCGTTTCATTTTCGGAACCAGCGCCCGTACATCTGGATCAGTACCATCCAGCACCGTCTCCATATAGAGCCCGCGTTCATCCTCAGATAGCGATAGCGTGCCGGAGCGCGTGCGAGCCAGTGGCAGCCCTGCATGGTTCACCAGAAACACCACATCATCGCCGCGCTCAATAGCGGCAGCAAACGCGCCCGGCGCGATCCGCTCAATAAATGCGCCGCCGATGCTCGTTTCCTCGTTGAACACGGCAGCATAACCGGCAACCCGCACCTCGCCATCGTCATCCGCGCGGATTTCCACCGGCTCCGATAGCGTCCTGATTTCACGCATTTCTGCCTCCGCCACTTCGGCCCTATCGTCGTCATTTTCCGCGGCCACGATGCGCCGCGCCCATGAATAGCCCGGATTCCCTGACCACAACGCCCACGCGATGCGCCCATTGCTCGGGTAGCCATCCTCGCCAGGCCGGAAGCCCTCGGCCTCTTTATCGATCTCGTGCCGGTCAAAATAAGCCTTCATCCGGCGCACAGTTTCAATCGGCAGATCGCGGCCATTCGAGATATCACGTGCTCGCGCAATGCCGACCGCAGTTCCACCCCGGCCAAACTCGCGCCGCCATTCCAGGCCGCGTTCGGCTTCCCGGCGCATCGCGTCATTCGGAACCGGCATCGCTTACGCCTCCCTGTGTTGCGAGCGGCACGGTTGCGCCCTGGATCATGAGATCATCGCCACCCGGCAGCGGCGGCATACTCTCGATTTTGCGAACCTCGTTCGGCGTGCGGATGCCGTTCTGAATAGCCGTCGCGTGCGCTTCCATACGGGTCTTCAGATCGCCGCGCATTAAGCCGTCCAGGTTGAATTCGCAGAAGAACGGCGAGCCGCGCCCAAACAATTTCAGGTTCAATTCCGCTTCCGTCTGCTCCACCCAGCGCTTCACTGTGTGTTTGACGAAGTGCAGATCCTGCTGCTCCGTGTTGGAGAATGTGCCGTGCGTCAGGTCTTGCAGGAATATGGGCGGCAGATTGTAAATGCGCGCGATTTGTTCAATTGAAAACCGCTGCAATTCCAGCAACTGCATCTGTTCCGGGGCAAAGCCGATGGCTTTGAGTTCATGCCCTAGCGGCAGCGCCATAACCGGACGCCCGTCGCGCGCCAGCTTCGCCATCGTGTTGGCCACGTCATCAGACGCCCGCGCCGCCGCAGCGCCAGACTGAAACGGCCCGGTCATCACCGCAGGCGGCACGCCGCCCGCTTGAAACGCTTTGCTGCCATAGCGGCTTGCAGCGATAGCCATTCCAATTGCATCGCGGTTTGTGGCGATAGGGCCGCGATGATCGACAAAATCATGTTCCAACATGAACGGAATGTCGATGATATCCGTAGCCGCGTAGGTTTTCGTAAGCTGCGATCCGATCCGCACATCGTAGAATTTCCGCCCCTCGAACATGCGGACGGTAAGCAGCGTCGGATCTAGCGCGTACAGGTTCACGACCGCGCCCGAATTGTTGCGCTCGATGTATGTTATCCCGCGCCCGCCGGTGAATACCTGATCGAAGGTATATTTTCTCCATTCGAATGACGACATGGCCGGGTTGATGGCCTCGCCCAAAATCAGCGGCAGTTGATTGGCGGCGCTGGGAACAACCTCGGACTGCCCGTCAGCATCGCGCCGGTAGACTTTGAGCGGTAGCCCGGCAATCGTGCCAGCTAGGAAATTGACGGCGGCCCATACGGCAGGCACGCCGAGCGCCGTGTTGACGTTCACAGTCACGCCAGCCGAGGAAATCAGATCGCCCCAACCCATAACGCGCACGAAATCGCTCGACGATATCGGCACGTTCGGGTTTTCGATGGAGCCCCGTTGCTCGCGGCGGAGGAAGTCAAAAACGCCCAACTAGACAGCCATCCTATAGCCGGGATCATCCCAAGGAGAACTATATTGCACGATTTCCTCGCCAATGCAACCTAAAGCCATCGTCAGTGCCACCATGCCATCAATCTTAGCATACGACTTTGCCTTGTTCAACTTCCGATTGCCGGCAGGATCTCGCTGCACCACTGCCCCAGCAGCGCACATGTTTAAGATAGGATTATCACCATGGCAGAGCTTGCGCTCCGCCACCAAACGCTCCACCGTATCAACGGCGGGTGCCATATCTTTGAAGCCCTGCCCGAATGGCTTCATGGGAATATCCGCGCCGATGATGTCGAGTTCGCGTTTGAAGTCGTTAATCCGCCAGCGGTCATAGGCCAGCATGCGCAGATCATACCGCTCCGCCGCTTCTGCAACGGCTTGCGCCACCACGGCAGGGACAATTACCGGCCCAGGAATGGTGGTCAGGAAGCCTTGATCAGCCCAAATATCATAGGGCACGCGCTCCGCTCGCGACTTCTCCCGGAGCCCATCGGCGGGTAAGAAGAATTGCGGCACGATGTGGAACGTGTCGCCTTTCGGAAACGCCAGGACGAACGCCGTCAAGTCGCGGCTTGCTGACAGGTCGAGCCCCGCAAAGCAGACATCACCGTCATCAATTGCCGGTGGCTCATTGTTCGCTTGCCATTCGCCCTTGCTCAAAAATGGGCTTTCCGCTTCAATCCGCTGGTTCAGGTAGAGCCAACGGAAGCTGTTCTCTTTCGACGGCAGCCGCGCGGCTTGCTTGGCAAAGTCCTGCATGTCCTGGAGCGAGCGAAATTTGCCAAGCGCCGGATTTGCGGCGCGCCACGCCTTGCGGTCTGACAGTTCGCAATCCTGCGGCGCGGTGTAGAGATGGCAAACGATCCGCCTGTCGTTTGCCGTTTGCGCGTCATCCAGCCAGACGGAAAACAGATCGCCATCGGTCGCCGCCTGCGTACTGATTGCAATCAACAGCGGGTCGGCGTGCGCGCCCTGGGCCGTTTCGATTGCCTCCACAAAAGCATCCGCTGGCCCGCGAACCTGCCCCACTTCATCCAAG